GCTCTCGCTTCGATGCATCGAGCGAGCCGAGGAGATCCTGAACGATCCCGACGCGGACCGGAAGGACGTGGTCGCGGTGATGCGGCTCTGCTGGGACCGCGTGTTCCCGACGATCGCGCGCGTGCACCAGACCGGAACGGTGCAGCACAACGTGAACATGCCGGACGTGGACTGGTCCGAGATCCATCGCAGAGCGATCGAGAAGGGGCGAGAGGGCGAGCGTGCTGACAGCCGAATCCACTGACGAGGCCGAGGCGCAGGTCGTGTTCGACCGCGCGCACGACGATCCCGTCTACTTCTCGTCCCTCTGCCGCACGCCGTACGGTCAGCTTCCCTCGTTCCCCTTTTTCACGAATCTCGTGCTCGACTTCGCGTCGGGCGAGGACGTGATCGTCGCCAAGTCCCGGCAGATGATGGCGACCTGGGCGGCGAGCGTCACGCTCCTCTGGCGTCTCATGTTCACGGAGGGGTACGCGGCCGGGCTCACCTCGAGGAAGGAGCGCCTGGTCGACGACGGGGGCGACGGGTCGACCGTGAACTCGCTTTTCGGGAGGATCCGGCATCTCTACCGGTCACTCCCCGAGTGCTTCCGCGCTGGCGCGCGCGTCGAGTTCTCGTACCTGCGTGCCACGTGCCTTGCGACGGGGTCGTATCTCGTCGGCGAAGGCGCGACGCCGGACATCTTCCGAGGCTCCACGCTCGACAACGCGCTCGGCGACGAGTGGGCGTTCGTTGGGCAGTCTCGATCCGCGTACGCATCGGTGCGTCAGGCGTGCCGGCGCGGCCTGTGGCTCCTCTCGACCCCATTCGGGTCCGAGGGTTCCTTCTTCGACGTCTGGGACGACACGCCTGCGAGCTTCCGGAAGCGCCGGCTTCACTGGACCGAGCACGAGCTCCGCTACTCGGGCGAGGTGGACGCGGCGACGGGGCGCCCGACGTCCGACTGGTATCGGGGCGAGTGCGAGAAGCTAATCCTCCCCGACTCGATCGCACGCGAGCTCGACATCGACTTCTCGGGAAGCGCGTCGGGGCTCGTGTTCCCCGAGTTCTCGATCGAGCGCCACGTGAGGAGCGACATCCGGTACGACCCGGAGCTCCCGCTTCACTTCGGCATGGATTTCGGGATCGGCGCCGCGACCGCGGCGATCGCGTTCCAGGTGCACCCCACGGACCCGATCAAGGTGCGCGTGATCGCCGATTACGAGAAGGAGAACCTGCCGGCCTCGACGAACGCGGCGAACCTGCTCTCGGTGCTCCGCATGGCTGGCTTCAGCGGGCAGCCGTCCGAGGTGCACGGGCACGGCGATCCGGCCGGGAACTCGAGGGAGATCTCGAGCGGGTCGACGGTGATCCGTGAGTACTGGAATTTCGGGTTCACGACCTTCACGACGAGGCGTCTGAAGCAAGCGGACGGGATCCGGCTCGTGCGGAAGATGCTCCTCCGTGGCGAGATCGCATTCTCCCCCGAGTGCGAGATGGTGCCGAAGCGTATCGCGAACTACCGCTACCCGACTGACGACTCCGGGAAGGTGAAGGGCGACGAGCCCGTGAAGAACGAGGCGACGCATCTCTGCGACGCGATCCGGTACGGGCTGACCGGTGTGTTCCCGGTGGACGACTCTGGGGTCGCTCCGAAGGTGCGTGAGCCGAAGTTCGGAGAGAAGTTGCGGGACGTCCCTGATCCGTCTGACTACGCGCGACCGATCATGCGCTTTCCCCCGAGGTTCTAAATGGCGACCACGGATTCCGAGATCGTCAAGTTCGAGCCGAGGATCGGAGGGTCCGGTCTCGCAGTGTTCGGCGGCCATCTCTACAACATGGCCGATTACAACCCGCTCCTCACGGGCCAGGCCGCGTGCAAGGTGTGGGAGGAGATGCGGCTCGGGGATCCAGAGATCGCGTCCGGCCTGTCTCGCCTTCTGTGGCCTCTTCTCGCCGCGAACTGGAAGATCGAACCGGTCGACGATTCAGACGAGGAGAAGGAGATCGCCGAGTTCTGTGAGAAGTGGATCATGGGACGAGGCCGCACTGATCCCTTCTCTCCCCGCTGGCAGGACACACTCCGCCACGCGCTTCTCTGTCTGAGCGACGGCGTCTCAGCGTTCGAGAAGGTCTGGGGCGTCGATTCCGAAGGGCACCAGGTCTACGTCCAGCTCGCGGGGATCCTACCTAAGAGCATCCGAGAGTTCGTGTTCGCGACCGACGGATCGGGCGCGCTCGATCACATGGTACAGGCTGCGTACACGGATCGGGGTCGCTACGAGATGGCTCAGATCCCGGCGGCGAAGCTCATGGTCTTCACGTTCGCGCGAGAGGCAAACAATCTGTGGGGCTGGCCGATCCTCCGCGCCTGCTACAAGGCTTGGTATCACAAGGACAAGCTCGCGCGCCTCGACGGAATGCGTCACGAGCGGCACGGGCTCGGCTTCACGGTGATGAAGGTCGCTGCTGGAGCGGGCGACGCGGTGAAGACCGCGGCCGAGGGCTTGGTTCGTGAGGCGAGAGCTCACGAGAAACAGTATGCGGTGATCGAGGGGGACCAGGATCTCGACATCCTCTATCCGACCGGGCAGGGGACGGACATCCTGGGATCGATGAAGTATTGGGACACGCAGGCGGCCCAGGTGCTTGTTGCCGAGGTGATGCACCTTGGCACGAGCAACACGGGATCTCGCGCGGTGAGTGAGTCGAAGTTCGACTTCCTCCTCGCGGTGCTACAGGGGATCGGCACCGCGGTCTGTGAAGTGTTCTCGACCCAGGCGATACCGGAACTCGTCTCGCGTCGTTGGGGTGACCGTCCGAACGGTCTTCCGAAGATGACGCTTGAGGACTTGAGCAAGCTCTCCGGCATAGCGATGGCCGAGACGCTGTCGAAGCTCATGCCAGCGGGCTCAGGGTTCCTGACTCCCGGCCCAGAGCTCGAGCAGCACATTCGCGAGACGTACCAACTTCCCGAGATCCCGGACGACATCCTCGAGATCCTGAAGAAGGGCGAGAAGCTGAAGGCCGAGAAGTCGATCGAAATGCTGAAGAACCCTCCGGCTCCAACTCCTCCGATCGAAGGTCAGCCCCCGGCTTCCTCTGTCCAGCCAATGCCGAAGGCGGCTTCCGAGCGAGAAGTTCGGCGCATGCGGGAACCGTTCGCCCACGAGGCCCATTTCGCGTTGAAGGAGACGATCTCCTACCTCGACAACGAGCCGAAGCGCATCTGGGGCCAGGTCGTTGCGGGGATGCGAGAGGACATCGTCCGGCGTCTCGCGAACGCGGTGTCCAGCATGACGGACGCCGAGCTTCGCTCGAGCGCGCCTCCGAGGCCGATGGTCGCGCCGCTCACGTCGGAGCTCTACCCGTACCTACTTGCCACCTACCTGCGCGGGCGCCGTTCGGTTCTCAAGGAGCGCGACATGCAGAGGTCGGGTGCGGTTCCGGATCCGGTCCGGATGCAGGAGGGCGATGGGGAGGATCTCCAGCCGACGAAGGCGCAGGAGTCGTGGGTTCGCTTCCTGGCGGGATCATTCGCAGGGACGCTTCTGACATCGATGGGGCTCGCCGCGGTTCGTGCGGCATCGAACGCACGCAACGCGGATCTCACCAAGGACGCGGAGCGGAGGATGGTCGAGGACGCGGTTCGGAATCTGTCCGTCCCGCGGCAGCTAGCCGATCTTTCCGGTGTCGTGACGCAGGCGTTCACGAACGGCCGGAACGAGCAGGCGGACACGATGCGGGACGAGATCTCGACTGCGTACTACTCGGCGATCATGGACCAGAACACATGCGATGCATGCGCTCCGTTCGACGGCCAGCAGCACGATCCGGGCGATGAATCGTATGTGACGCCGAACCCGAACTGTCTCGGCGGTGATCGATGCCGGTGCGTGACCATTTACGTCTTCCGCGACCAGGCGGCGTAAGGAGAGGACGATGCCAGGAAAGAGCGTGACTGTTCCGGACAAGTACAAGGACAACGAGGCCGCAGCGACAATGTGGCGTGACGTCTTCTCCTCTGCTTGGGACACCTACGCCGGGGATCCGGACCAGGAATCCAAGGCGCACGCCACGGCGAGCGCAGCGGTGAACAAGAAGTACGGGATGGCGGAGGAGCGTAGGGCGTTTGTCGAGGCGTTCCCGGACACGTTCGAGGGGACGAAGGTGCGGGTCCAGATGTTCCCGATCGGGCATTGGGACGGGCACCCAGACGGACCTCTCGACGTCACGAAGCAGGATCTGGAGACGGCGATCAAGAACTTCACCACGACGCAGCGCGCCCTCCCGGTCGACTTCGACCACGGCCTCGACTTCCAAGACACACCCGAGGGGCGCCGCGCCGCTGGGTGGATCAAGGATCTCGAGCTCGCGGACGACGGGCTCTACGCGACGTTCGACGCAACGGACGAGGCCGCAGCATGGATCAAGGGCGGACAGTATCGATTCATCTCTCCGACTTTCATGTACAGCTTTACGAACAAGGACTCGGGCGAGGACCAGGGCTTCACGCTCCTCCGTGCGGGTCTGACGAACGTCCCGTGGTTCGACGGCATGGCGCCGTGTATCGCCATGAACGAGAGGGCGAAGGGGAAAATGGTCGAGCAGGTGCGCAGAGTAGTGGAGAACGCGCATAGCGCGATCGAGAAGATCCTCCTTCAGTCCGTGCCCTCTCCCAAGGAGACAAAGGTCGTCGTCAGGGCGTTCGAGTTGAAGCCCGGCGATGTCGGAGTTCTACATCTCGAGGAGGTGTGACGGTGGATCTGAAGATCATGGCGGAAGACATTGGGCTTCCGAAGGAGGCAACGGCCGAGCAGATGGTCGTTGCGATCCGCGGGCAAGGGGCGGAGATCAAGCGTGTTCGCGCACTGAACGAGACGCTTGTGAAGTCGCTCGCTGAGGCGCAGCAAGAGGCCCTCGCAGGAAAGAAGGCTCAGGAGGAGCTCCTGGCGAACGAGGGACGCATGGTGGTGCGGAAGGCGATCGACGACCAGATCCTCGACGAGAAGGACGAGGAGCGGTTCGTGAAGATGTACTCAACGGACGATGGCAAGGCGTTCGTCGAGGGCTACATCGAGGACCACAAGTACCGGAAGGTGCTCGCCATTCAGCAGTCCCTCAAGGGAGTCCGCACGGCGGCGATCGATCCGATGGCGGAACTCGCCACGCGGAAGGCGGAGATCCTCGCGAACAGCAAGAACATGACCGAGGCTCAGGCCGTGGAGAAGGCGTACAAGGACGATCCGGATCTATTCGAGCGGGTCACCGAAGCTCGTCGTATCGCAGTTCGCGAGAAGACGAAGGCTGGTCAGAAGGGAGGTGGGCGCTAAATGGCGGTTCAGCGGAGACTGGCGTGGCAGTACGTCGGATCCACGGCGCTCACCGGCGGAGAGCTCCTGAAGTATTCCGCACTCGGGCAGGTCGACCTCGCTACCGCGCTCACGGACACGATTGTCGGCGTCGCGGCGGAGGCGTGCGCGGCGGGCAACGTGACGCCGCAGAACATCTCGATTCTCAACTGGGGCAACTGTCCCGGCACGGTCACGGTGATCGCGAGTGCTGCGATCTCCGCGGGTGCCGCGCTCGGGGCCACCACGGGCGGGAAAGTGGTCACGGTCACAGGCAACGCAACGGGTACGGCCACGTTCGAGTACATCGTCGGGTACGCGGCGGAGGCTGCGGGCGCTGCCGACGAGACGATCGAGATGCTGTGGCCGGCCGCTGCACCTCACTCACTCGCGTAACCCTGGAAAGGAGGAACTGACACATGCCGCTCGGACAACCGGCAGTTCTCCCCGTACAGGATTACGTCAGCTACGGGGTCAATTTCGAGCAGGAAGCGTCGGCCTTCGCGGCCGACGTTGCTATGCCGTTCTTCGACACGGGCAAGAGTTCGGGATGGTATCCCGTCCCCGACGCTCGGAACTTCCTTCGCGCCGAGGACGCAACGTGGGGTCGTGAGACCGGCGCCACGCGCGTCGTCAGTCAGTACGGCAAGGACACGTATCTCTGCCAGCCGTACGGGCTCGAGGAGCTCGTGTCGGACTGGGACGCCAGTGACTGGCCTGGCGGGCCGGCGAACATGGCGCAGCAGACCCAGACCCAATTGCTCCAGCGTGGGCTGATTGCTCGCGAGGTTCGGATCGAGGCCAAGATAGATGCCGCGACGTTCGGCACGACGGCCGTCACGGGCACGGCGCAGTGGGGATCGAGCGCGGCCCAGCCTCGACTCGACGTGCTCAAGGCGTCGAACGCGATCCGCAAGCGCATCGGACGGGGAGCGAACCGGATCATCCTCCCTTTGGGTGTTGTGGAGGTGATCTGTGGCTCTCAGGCCAGCGGCACCGCCGGTGCTGCGGTGCTCGACACGCTCAAGTACACGAGTCGTGACTCGATCACCGAGGTGATGCTGGCCCGGTACTTCAATCTGGGTGCTGGGAGCATCGTGAAGTTCGCCAATGCGGTGCAGCAGGACCCGACCAAGCACTCGAAGCGTGCGGTCAGCGCCGGCCTTCCCGAGGCCGGCACGGCGATCTGGGACCAGAAGGAAGGGTACGTCTTCTTCCAGGGCACGCCGGGAGCGAAGGAGCCGAACTTCGGCACCTCGTTCGGTCCGGACTTCTTCACGCCGGACGATCGTCGGGACGAGGACGCGGTCGGCATCGTGTACCGCTTCAAGCAGATGCTGGACGAGAAGATCGTCTGCAACCCGGCGATGAACGTTCTCACGACGGTGATCGCGTAACAAAAGGAACGGGCGGGGGCCTTCGGGCTCCCGCCCCTGGACAAGGGGGACAGATGCCGAAGATGGTGAAGGTCGAGGTGATTGCAGAGCAGTTGTCCTACAGCTTCGACAACGGTGACGGGACGCATACGAGGCGGGAGTACGTCCGTGGCGATGTCATGGAGATGGACGAGGCCAGCGCGTTGAGTTCGGCCGAAGGCGTCCCTCCTGGTGAGATGACAGTGCAGGCCAACTCAGCCGGGTCGCTGTTGTTCACGATGCCTCCTAAGCCTCTGGGCGCGGCACGTGCCGCCGTGAAGATCCTATCCGGAGACGCCAGCGTCTCGAAGCCGCTCAAGGAGGAGCGTGTGGTGCCTGCCCCAGAGCCGGATGCGAAGCCGAAAGGGCGTAATTGAAGATTCTGGACCTCCCAGGAGGCTGGGCTCTTCACCACGTCTACACGAGCGCTGAGATCGGTCCTTTGCCGATGCTGATCCATCGGCGACGTGGGACCAGGCTGACCTACGTTGGAGATGTGGCCCACATGCCGGAAGGGCGTGAGGTGTTCGTGGCCGTCAAGAAGTGGCTCGATGAGGCGGACCTTCGCATGGCGTACGGCGCGCAGGCGGAGGGGAGTTGGAAGGCTGCGGACAAGGCAAAGATGGCAATCGAGGATGAGCTCCGGAAGATCGGCCGATGGGACGACTCGCTCCTCGAGACCGGAGTGGAGGCGTAGATGGCCGATTACATGGACGTGACGGAGGTTGAAGCCACACTCCCGAAGGGTGTGAAGATCGACGATTCGTCCACTGACTCCCCAACGCGCGCCACTGTAGTGGTCATGTGCGGAAACGTGACGAAGCAGATCGACGATGCGTACGCGAAGGGGGGCGGTACGCCTCAGTTGACTGGTAACGCGGCCGGGAACGCCAAGCTCAGGGGGACGCGCGAGGTCTGCTACCAGATCCTCGTGCAACGTGGGATGTCCGTCGACAAGGACATGGAGCCTCAGTGGATCAAGTGGCACGAGGAGTTCGAGACGTTCCTCGGAGTCCTCTCGGGCACGGAGGCAACGTCGGCGACTGCGGTGTCCGGTCCTCCTCGTCGCGGTGCGGACGTGGACCCGTGGTTCACACGGGATCAGGTGTTCTGATGCGCCCGACCGGCATGAGGGAACTCGCCCGGCTCGATTGCGGCTGGGCGATCTACTGCGACGTGGGGCATCAGAGGGCGCGCCCCTACTTCGTACGCCGCGGCATGGTGAGGACCCCGTTCGAGGTCGCGCGGCTTCCCGAGGGGAGGCTTCTCTTCCGGCAGCTCCACGATCTCTGGAAGCTGGACCGGCGGGATCTCCGGGGCCCGTGGCGCGAGGACGCGAAGTTCCGCGCGATCGACTACGCACACGATGCCGTGCGGCTCGAGCTCCAGCTTCAGCGCCGCTGGGACGACTCGCTCGTCGGGAAGGCGGCCTGACGTGTACTCGCTCACGATCCGCCAGACGGGAGCGGAGGAGATCCGGACGATGATGAACCGGCTCCTACAGGCCGTGGACGACATCTCTCCCGCCTTCCCGGAGATGGAGGCCACGTTCCGAGCGATCGAACTCCAGGCGTTCACGTCCGAGGGCACGTCGGGGGAGTCGGGCGCGTGGGCGCCGCTCTCGCCAGGGTACCGGGCATGGAAGGAGCGCCACTTCCCGGGGAAGACGATTCTCCGGAGAACGGACCGGCTCATGGGGTCGCTCGTACGCCGTGGGGCGGACTCGTTCATCGAGAGCTCCCCCAAGCGGCTCGCGATCGGGACGACGACACCGTACGCGGCGTTCCATCAGGTGCCCGGACTCGGGGCCCGGTTCCGGCCTCCGATCTCGCTCACGGATCGGGACGCGGCCAAGTTCCAGGCGATCCTGCACCGGTTCTTCAGCCGGACCATTCAGCAGAGCCTCGGGCAGCGTGTGTCCGTGCAGCGTGCTCTGGTGGGGGCGTAGATGGCGATTGGGAAGATGCCGAACCAGAGGTACATCCTCCGGCAGATCAGCACGGCGATCGCGGGGATCCGGCGCGACGTCTACTACGTGGACGTGGCGACATGCCAGATCCCGAACTACGCGCCGATGTCTCCCGCGATGATGCTCCCGGACACGCCTTCCGCTCACATTTGGGCGATGGAGTCCGGGCTCGGGAACTCGAAGAACGGCGCGCCGGAGCGGGAGCTCGCAGTCTGGATCTACGGCGTGGTGAAGCAGAACGAGGAGATCCAGGAGGCGCTGATCGACTTCGCCGAGAGCGTGCGAGCGGTGATGCTGTTCCAGATCCCGACGTCCCTGCCCGGGGACCTGGCGGTCACGGTGATCGAGGGGGACGAGGGGATCGCGTACCAGACCGAGAAGATGGACGGCGGCGGGTTCGCCGGGACGTTCGTCAGCAAATGGAGGGTGAACTATGCGTTCCCGAGTCCCGCCGGGTGACGGTGAGACGCGCGTGATCCGGTTCCTGGGGCCGGGGCCGTTCATCATTTGCGGCGAACCCGGGGTGATCGAGGGGAGCTTCACGCTCCTCAAGGACAAGGCGACACGCGTTCCGAAGCCGGTCGCCGACTGGGCGCTCGGCATGAACGCATCGAGGCAGGCCGAGGTGTTCGAGCTGGTCGAAGGAGGTGAGGAGTAAATGGGCAAGGCAATCGGACGTGCGAGTTACATCGCGTTCGGGATGCAGACGGCCTTCCGCACGGCGCAGACGTCGCTCACGACGGCCGCGTTCATCCGGACAGGGTCGATCTTCTCGACGCGGCAGACCCAGAATCCTCGCGTGACGACCGGGTCGATCATGCCGAGGTCGTCGCAGCTCTGGAAGACGATGGGCCTGGCCGATTTCGACGTCACGCTCGAGTACGTGACGAACGACACGGCGCTCCTTCCGCTCCTCACGGCCGCGTGGGGGAAGCGGATCAAGTCGGGCGCGGGGCCGTTCATCCACACGTACTGCCTCGTCGATCCCCCGGTCGACAACCCTACCGCGGATGGCGGAGGCAGTTTCTTCAACCGCGCGCTCACGATCCGGGAGATCCCGCACGACGGAGCCGCGGGGCTCGCGCCGCGCGTGGTGCAGGACATCTGCATCAATCGGTTTGTCCTCACGATGGAGGCGAACGCGCAGCTCCGGTTCCAGATGTCGGGCACGGGGCAGGGATACGCTTCCTCATCCGCGCCGGCGTTCACGGACATCTCCGGCACCACGCTCGCGTGGCAGCATGCGATCGGGGGCGCGAACTCTGGGCTCTACCTGGGCGCGGCGAATCCTCCGACGACGTCGTTCCTCGCGAAGCGGGTCGTGTTCACGCTCGACAATAACCTCCGATACGAGCCGTTCCTCGGCGCCGCGGCGGGCCAGGAGCTCGCACTTCCTACGCGCGCCGGGTTCCCGACCGCGCAGGCTGCGTTCGAGATGGATTTCGACGACATCTCGAGCACCGACGCGGTGTCGGTCTTCACGGACTTCTTCGCGGACACGAAGGAGAACCTCCGGATCGAGTACTACTCGGACGCGAACAACTCGCTCGAACTGGTCGCGACGGCGGCGTCCGTTCGGCCCGGGGTCATCGACGATCCGAAGGCGGTCTACTCCGGCGAGGGAGTGGTCGGGTACACGATGAACCTCCTCTTCTTCCCGGACGACATGACCGCGGCGGCGACGGACGACCTGATCCTGGTTCAGACGACCGGCACGTAACACACACCGACACAGGGGGCACTGTGGCGAATCTTCTGGAGCAGTACGAGGCGCTCGGACGGGACCAGGGCACCGGTCCCTCCGGGCAACTCTTCAAGTGGCACTTCCCATCGTCGACCGAGTACGGCGCCGCGACCGGTGCCGTGCCCGGTCTTTTCAAGTCGACCGACGCCGGTCCCATGTCGGACGAGGCGATGGCGAAGGCGACGGAGCTCAACCGCCAGATCGCGATCCTATGCGTCGACTACCCGGTCCTTGTCCCGGAGGGAGAGGACGGGCCGGCCGACAAGGACTGGCTCCCGATCGGGAAGGTCAAGGTGATCGACTTGAACTGGCTCGTCCCGAGAATCCTCAACGGGACGAAGCTCGACTCGAAGGAAGCGGACACGCAGCGGAGGGCGCTTTGAGAGCGACTCCTTCTGCGTCGTCCTCCACGCGGTCGGGGAGGCGTACGGGATCCTGCCGTCCGACCTCGCGCGGCGTCAGCTCCTGGACCTCGCGTTCGACTCCGAGGTCCTGACGCGGGCCAGGGCGTGGGAGCGGAAGCAGTTGCCGGGGGATCCGGCCGAGGAGAATCGGACCGTGCTCGAGGAGGACTCGAAGAGGATGCACCGCGAGTGGATGGAGCAGCTTCCTGACGACGTGAGGGCGGCGATCCGTGGCAGCTGAGAAGACATCCGTCGAGATCGTGATCGAGGCGCAGAACCGCGCCGGGACGGCCATGAACCAGGCCATCACCGACCAGAAGCGTTTCGCCGACGAGATGAAGCGGACCCAGGCCGTCGCCGCGAACGGCCAGCAGACGGCCGCGCAGACCGTGAGGACGCTGAACGGACAGCAGGAGGCCATGCGCCGCCTCTCGGCCGAGACGACGAAGCTACAGAGTCAGGGCGCGGCGCTCACGACCTCTCAGAATCAGCTCCAGCAGGCCATGTCCGGTGTCACGCAGGGGCTTGAGAATCAGGCCGGAGGGGTCGGCCGGTTCGTCGCCGCGCTCGGCCCCGTGGGAGGCGCCATCGCGGCCGGGATTGGCGCCCTGACCGCGTTCGGGCTCGCCGCCGTGGGCGCCGCGAAGAGGCTCGGGGACTACCAGGAAGCGGCGGACATCGCAGCCGAGCAGA